CCCACGTTTGACCAACTGCCAGATCTAGGCGACGAGTCTGAGTACTTCAAGTATCTGCAGATAGAAGAATCTCGACAGGCTCTTGACGAGAATCCTGCCGCTGCTGCGATGGAGATATTCGATCGTCGTGGATTCCCCGAAGAAGGGCTCTACCCGGAGCAGTACTACGCTCTATTCCGCAAAGGTGGCGAGGACCCTGTAATCCCCACAGGCAAGAAGGGGAACGTGCTTCAGCGTGATTACATCACATGGGCGCTGAAACACCGTCCGAAAGATTTTCAACCCGATCGCATGGCATACAAGATGCCTACGGGAACAGCCGAACATCGCGCTGCAATGCAAAAGCGAAACTGGACTGTTCGACTCGAACACACTGACGAGATCCCTTCTCAGTATTCGGGCCCGACTAAGAATTACTCCGGAGCAAATGGTGTCGAAGAATTTCTTAGCGATGTTCGTCTAGCTCGCAACAGTCGAGATGAAATCGCAGAGTTCGATGCTGTCGCTGAAGGCGCTCGGCTCGATCGAGAACTAGAGATCGATGCTGCTCTCGATGCTCAACAGGCTACGGAAGTTGAACGCGTTGCTGCAGCCAGCGAAAACGTCGTAGGTCCATCGACTCCGTACACTCTCCCGAGAGAGTTCAGTCGAATTGCATCACGCTGGCGATCGCATCCGATCACTTGGGAAGACGATTTCGACCGGCTGCTATATCAGGTCAGTGGTCCCGGCAAGTCCAAGCGTGCTGAAGATTTCCGAAAGATCATGGACGCAGAGTTCGGTGACGAGTGGCGCTCGAACGCTGTGGTTCGAAGGGCCTTGCAGGAAACTCGACAGGAGCTTTCGAGGCTCGATAAAGCTACGCCAGATGGCGACGAGTTCCACTACGCTGCTTCCGGTAATTGGGAGAAGTTGAAAGCCGAGTTCGATTTGCCGGCTTCACCACGAAGCGTGGCGAGCGAAGCCCCCGTGTCCGGTACAACTGGTCGGCCGCAACGTGGAGCGCCAGCGATGGACGCTCCACCGCGTCGTGGGACGTATGAGGATGGCACGTTCGGTCCACCGCGTGATGTCGACGCAGTTCAGCAATCCACACAGCCTGGTGTCTTCGATCAGGCTGGTGGTAAAGCGCTCCCAACCGAACGGGTCACTCCGTCTGGCAAGCTCACTCGCGGTCGGGAAGAAGCTCTCGAACAGATCGATGGTGAGTTCATCCATAGCGCTAACCCTGACGTTCCTCTCGACATTGGAAGCGCACGGTATCTCGAAACAGGTGACATCAGGGATTACACAGATTCGCTCGGAAGGTTCGACGAAGAACCGTCACAAAATTTCATGCTTGGCTTGGGAGATCTCGAAAACCGGTCCTCCGCTGGCCTTCAGTGGGTCGATGCTTCACGGGCTGCTGACACTGTTCAGAACGGACACCACGGGGGAGTGATCTCACGCGACGTCATTTGGGCTACTCGCCGTGCGATGCACGCGAAAGATGAGTTCAGTAAACAGGTCCGAATGGGGCTCCATCAGATCCGGTTGAAGAACGGGTTCAAGGACGCTCCGAAACAGGTGTTCGAAGATATAACTTCAGTAGGCGAACTGGTCAATCGGGAAGTCGCTCGCGGTAACCCGCTCGATATTGAGCGTTTGCCTGAAGTTCAGAAGATCATCAGCAAGTATCCAGCAGGAGTTCAGAAGCAGATCGTCGCATACACGGTTGAACTTCGAAACTTCTTTGACTCGCTTTGGTTGGTAGCCAACCGCGCTCGGGAATCCCGCGGAGACAAGGCTCTCCCGTACATCGATTCGTACATGCCGCAGATCATCGAGCAAAACGCATGGAACCGAATGCTCGGTAAGCAGCGGAAGTCTCTGGACAAGGACGCTATACCTGAGCAAGAGTTCATGGCTCCACAGGTCGCATTCAACCCGCGTGCGCTCACTCGCAAGGGCGGTATCGATCCGAATGATCTTGAACGAAATGCTGAAAAGCTAGCGATCTCGTACATCGACTCGATCACGAACGACCTGTTCAACACATCGATTCTGCAGAACATCAAGCGCCACACGAAGGCGATGAACAACAACGCACTTCCCGGCCCTGCCAAGTACTTCGACGCTTGGGGTGCTGAAGCATTCGGAAACGTGCCAACAGCTTTGTCTCGCACGGTTCGAAACAACATCGGACCGCTCAATGCAGGGCTCGATTATTTCATGTGGGTACGTCGCCAGTTGACCCGTGCGGTATTCCCGTTGAACTGGTCTTGGAACTTGTTCATCCAGACTTCATCGAGCGCTCTCACGCTCGCTCGCTATGGAGTCAAGGACAGTCTCAAAGGCATGATCGACATGTTCGATTCTCAGAAACGTGCGGCGGTCCACCGAAACGCTCACTCCTTCCGTGTCAAAAAAGGCGATGCTGGAAACATCACGAAGCAAGATACTGTGGCAGAGATGAACAGGGTCGACGAGCTTGATCGATCCCGTATCGACTCGATTGAAAATGCAGGTAACTACCTCTCTCGAAAGATTGAGGAACTTCTCACGATGCACGCTGTTCTGACAGCGAAGAACCGTGGAGAAGATATGGGGCTGAAGGGTCGATCGCTATGGGAGTTCGCTTCTGATGGTGGCGCTCGAACGCAGTCGATGTATAACAAGGAAGATGTTGTAGCCCTTCTTCGCACTAAAGAAGTTGGAACAGCAGTACCGTTTCAGACGTTCGCTTTTGAGGTCCTGAACACTGTTCGTGAGCTTATGCCGGCTCGAGCCCGCATTCCCGGTCAGGGAAGAATTGCGATTGGTAATTATCAGACATTGAGCGCTAACCAGGCAGGGCAGAATGCGACTCATTGGAACCGAGCGAAACACGTTATGACTTGGGCTGCTGCTGCTGTGACGATCAATGAGATCACGGACCGAGCAGTTGACCGTAAGCCGTGGCAGCTATCGTCGTTCCTCCCGTTCTATTCAGTTCTCACGGCTGGTGCATCAGGCTACGGCCCGACCAATCAACTTCTATTCCAGAAGTACACAGGTGACTTCTACGACGCGTTCAAGGAGTACATCAAAACTGGTCGATGGCACGATCTTCGAAACTTTGCGATCCGGTATCACGTATTTGGTGGATCTCAGATCAACAAGACGTTGCAGGGTATTGAGGCTGTTGCTGAAGGCGGTGTTCGAGACTCAACAGGTCAGTTCAAGTTCGAGACAGAGAACGAGAATTGGGCTGATATTGCACGCGCTTACTCTCAGGGAATCTACGCCACGAACGGTGGAAAGAAATACCTAGAGGACCGTATCGACACTTCACCAGTTGAAGAACTGCTCGGATTCGAACTTCCGGGTAGGAGTGTTGAAGACACGATGAACAAGCGCTACCGAGAGGAATTTGAAGATTATCTCGGGATCGCTACGACTGCTGAAGAACGTCGTGAGAAAGGCCAGCGGTACAGCCGGTCACAGACTCGCGAACGCAACCCTGATCTTGATGCTCGGCTGTTTCTTGCGGGTCGAGTTTCGTCGTTGCGATCACGTACCTCTCGGGCGATAGCGCAGGAAATGATTATCGATGAAGGTCTATTGAAAAAGGCCGATGAAAAGCTGCTCGACAAATGGAGAGCAGGACTGTCAGAAGAATGGGTGGATGCCAACATGGACACAGACGAATACGTGCCGCGCGGACCTGCAAAACAGAGAGAGGACTTTGTTCCGATCCAAGAAACGCAGCAGCCGACGTCGGCACTTCCTACAGCTGAGGCAAATTGGAATCAGGTCAGTTCTCACATGGACGCTGATGATCTCCGCGCTTTGCAGAAAGTGTGGAGTGGTGAGGGTATTTCCCGACTTGAACGAGAATCCCTGCAAGCTGTTTTCCAGAAAGAGCCAATGGGCCAAACTAACTTCAATACATGGATGAAACGTACACTTCGGCAACTGCAACAGAACACAGCACTTGCCAGCCTGGTGTAACGTATAGGCAACGGTTTTAGACCGAACTAGGAGCAAAAAATAATATGACGACCGAAGGTACAGAGAATCACGAACCCAAGACTGCAGCCGAGTCTTCATTTGTCGAGACTGATCCAGATAATGCGAATCTCGATCCCAAGTCTCAGGAGCAAATAGAAGACCCGAAAGCCTCTGGGACTCCTGAAGCTGATGGGACTGACGGAAAAACTGGTGATGAGATCGACCCTGAAGTTGAACGACTTCAGAAAGAACTCAGGGCCAGAGATGAGCGAATCAGTAAGCTAACTGACGACCACGCAAAGTCAAAGTTAGAAGAACAAATCGAACGTCTGAACGCTAACGACGAACGTGCTGCTGAAGCTGATCTCGCCGCTGTTGAATCTGGCGATATGACTGCTGCAGAAGCCAAAACAAATGCTAGCGACCGAAAAACCAAGACAGCAGAGGCGATCGAAGAAGCGAGCAAGCCCGCGGAAGGAACCACTCGGGAACTTACACCTGAGCAGGTGACTATTTATACGGAGCTTGCGGTAGCAGCTAGGGTCGACATCGGGAAAGAATACGCCGAAAAGTACGGGGTGGACGCTGACACGTTGATAAATGATGTCAAGCTACTCGACCCGGACATGATGGAGCGTAGGGCTCTCGAACTCAAAGTTGAGGCAATACAGGCGGGAACTTGGACGGACCCTTCCAAAGAAGGCTCCGAAAAAGAAGAACCTGAAGGCGAAGTGTTTGATGGTGGTACGGGAAGCGCTAGCACTTCCAACATAGACGATATGAGTACGTCTGAATTGATTCAGGCAGGACTCAAATCTAGGTAGCGCCTACTGTTGGTAGGTTCTACAGAAGGTTCTTACCATGTCTCTTACACTTGTAGAGGGATCAAAGCGATCCAACGATAAGCTCGATCGGGGTGTCACCGAGCTTATCGTCAAAGACGATCCGATTCTGGAACGTCTGAAATTCAAAGACATCGTTGGTAATGGTTTCACGTACAACGTCGAAACCGAGATGTCCGGTGCTGATTTCTACAGCCCCGGCGACACATGGGTTGAGTCGACTAGCACGGTCACTCAGCACACAGCACACACCAAGATTCTTGGTGGAGATGCCGATGTCGACAACTACCTCCGTGCTACCCGTGGCGACTCTGGCGACCTCATGGAAGAACAGATCACCGCGAAGACGAAGGCGATCAACCACACCTTCAACAACACCCTTCTTTACGGCTACGCCGCTGGCGAAGCTAAGAAGTTCGATGGCTTGCACTACATTCTTCGGGATGAAGCGTACAACACCATCGCAAAGGGAACGTCGGGTACTCCGACTGCGTTGAAGATGGAGTGGATTGAGGAACTTCTCGATCTGATTCTTGATGGCAAGGCTGATGCTCTCGTTATGACGAAGCTCATGCGCCGATCGATCAACAAGTACCTGAAGTCCGTTGGTGGACTCACGTACATGGACGCTGCTAACAAGTCCGTCCAGACCCTTCAGGAGACTCCGGTACACGTATCGGACTTCCTCTCGAACTCTGAGTCCTGCGACCTCGACTACGGTTCTGGCTACGGTCACGACTACACCGATGGTACGGCTCTCGGGAACAACGAAGGTGGAACCACCATCTTTGCGATTCAGTACGGCGACAACGCACTCTCGGGTGTTCAGTCAATGCCGATCACTACTGAGAAGTTCGAGAAGCTCGAAACCAAAGATGGTTCTCGAACTCGAATCAAGTGGTATCCGTCGATCATGGTTCAGTCCATCATCACGTGTGCCAAGTTGACCGGTATTGACCCGGATGGTGTAGTGGCCGCGTAAGCTCCACTGGATCTAGCAAAAACTGGATTGAATAGAAACCGAACGTCGGAGCCAGACACAATCGGTTTTATCGTGAGGCCGTTGCACATCACGAAAGTTTTTTGAGGTAAATACTGTGGCTTTTACATTCACAGATCAGGACGGAAAAGTAACGGGCCGTATTTGGGGCTCGCACAAAGCAACCGTCAGTGTCGCCGTTGAGGTTGGAGATCTTCTCTGCGCTCTCAACACAGGCGTAGCAAACACCTATCAGCTTGCAGACGATTCAGACGGTAAGCGTGCGACCCACGTAGCCGTTCAGTCGGGTGCAGCCGGTGACGAGATCACCGTAGCTGTTGGTGCAGAACTCGCAGCGCCAGAAGGCGCACCAGGTGTAGGTGGAGTTGTTACTCCATCGTACTTCGCAGCCTCTACCGACTTCCTCGGAGCAGACCTGTTCCTCGGTGAGTCCGGTAAAGCATCGTCCGCTGTTGGCTCGACAGGCCAGAAGATCGGTGAGCTTGTAGCTCGCGATCGAATCCTGTTCAACCCGACTGCGTACTCGGAACCGGTCGCTACAACGATCGCAGATCCGGGTGATGCCGGCGCAATTCCGGTCACCAAGTCCGGTACTGTGCCTATTGTCACAGCCGGTGCGGAGACTCGAACGCTTGCTGATCCTTCGTTCCCCGGTCAGATCCTAAACATCGGCCTGAAAACCGATGGTGGTAACGCAGTCATTACGACTACATCACCAGTGAATCAGACCGGCAACAACACCTTGACCGGTGCTGATGTGGGCGATCACATTGCGCTAATCGCTATCGAAGATGGCTCGGACATCGAATGGCGTGTACTCGCTAACGATGGTTGGGGCCTCACAACGGTCTAATCAACCACTGATGGGGGCCGGGAAGTCCCGGCCCCTCTCACCTAACTAGGAGCAACCATGACAGAAACAATCTCAATCTCACAACTGAAAGCTACTCGGACTGAGGACATCGTAAAGCGCAAATGCGTCGCGGTTGAATCAGACGGAGAGTTTGTCGGTTTCCTCATCATCCGTCCTGAGATGGGTATGAAGGATCAGGTCAACGGAATCGCAACGATCATCGAAGCTGGTCGAGAACGGGAATCATGGAATCAAAGCTAGCTGTTCTTGTCGAAGGGTCATACAAACTTCGAGATGAGAACGGAAATATCAAACAAGAAGGCAAGCTCGAAGAACTCCCGGCTGAACAGCTACGTGCTGTTCTCGACGAGTTAGGTGTCGTGCTTCCTGAAGGATCTAACTAATGGCTTTCGCATGTGAAGCTGGATTTGTAGAACTTGCCAAGCTCGGTGCTGGCGAAACCGCGAGTGCATGGACGCACATCGCTCTCGGGGAGTCGACCGGTCAGGTAGCAGCATCAACGGCGCTTGCTGATGAGATTGTTACCGCTGATGCTTGTGGACTCGAAAAGAAAGCTGCAACGGTAACTACCGAAACCACGACCATCACTGACGATACGATTCAGGCAACAGCAACCTTCACGGCTACTGGAACCCGAACGGTTACTGAGGCCGGTGTGTTCAACAGCGCAACCGAGTCCGCTGGCGACATGCTGATGTACGGTGAGCTTTCACCACAGGCAGCAATGGTTTCCGGTGACCAACTAACGGTAACTCTGAAAGTACAGATCAAGGCAGCAGCCTAGTAAGGGGCTGTCATGGCTACTACGTTCAAGAGTCTGTCCGATCGGGCGGTATCAACTCTCGCGTCTGGAATCAGTGGTGCGGTTACAAGCATCCCGCTTCAAAGTGGCGAT